TGGCCGGTTGTTTTATCCGTACCAAGTATTTTTTTTTGTTTCATTGTCAAGGTTGAATATTTTGTTATTTATATCATCATATTCTGATTGCGATTTTGCATATTGCAAATTTTCAGATAATCTGTCTACCTCTTGGTTGTTTGCAATTACTTTTGCCATAAGAACTGGATCGCTAGGAAAAATTGGCCTTGGTTTCGGAGAAAGATTATCTCTATATCCCCTTGCTATAGGTTCATGCTCAGCAAAATATAGTCCATGCCCATAAGCCTGCGCCCCTTCTCCGGTGCCGATCTTGGAACTGTCGAACTGTTCAAATCCATGCGGAGAGCCGTGATAGGCGTCGATGCCTGTCTCTTCCGCAGGGGGAGGAGAGGCGATGTCGGATTCATCGACGGAGCCGCCAGATGCTCTAGCAGCCCTACCCCTGATGCGATTGATGATTTCCTGACCTCGCTTGGACGGAACATCAGGGTTGGGGTTGGGGAAGCCACAGCCCCGGCCAAGGTCATACGGGGGCTTCTCACCCTTACTGGTGTACTGTTCCTTTGTCGGGTCAATCACATGACCCGTATCGCGATGTCGAAGCCACCAATGGGTCGTGCCGCCATCTTCCCTTGCGACCTGTGGGACGTAACCGCTTTCCTTGCCGCCAAGCATGTAATACGCGGCCTGAGTAGCTGATGCACAATGACCGAAGGTTGGATGCTCACCTTCGCTCATCTTCCTGTACTTCGGCTCAAGAAGATCGGGCGTCAGGACAGACTGGATCTTTCCGACAAGATCATTGGTTTCCTTGTCGGAGAGAGGACGCCTTGTTTCTTGATCGTCAGCCATCTCTGTCTCCAAAAAAGATCGGCCTGCCGTGGATCTCTTCCCTGATATGTACACCGGGAATTGAAAGAACGGGATGGGAATTTCGTGCCTTCCCGCCAGAAGCCATCATCGGAGGAGCAGGGGGAGCGAACGCAACAGGCTTCACCATGCCAGCCTGCGTCTCGTCATCATCGCTGGAGAGCCTGAAACCTCCAGAGGGATTTGCAGACTGCGGATACACTACATCCGCAGCAGTTGGGTTCTGACCAGACGATGGACCACCGACGTTCTGGTCTACATCGGCGCGAGCCTTGCCATCATAGTAGGTGTTGTTGATTTGCTCCATCGCATACGCAAGAGCGCCAAGAGGCGATCCACCGATGAAGCCAACAACCCCCGGCCCTGTGTTCAAGTTCTGCTCGGCATTGCCAAGGACGCTGCCGCTCACTTGCCCAGTCCCAACTCCAAGTGACCCGGAGCCGAGAGGAGAGAATGCCATCCCTGTAGCCCCGCCAAGCATCGAGGGATCTTGATCTGTCGGGGAGTAGGATGGAGCGGCTGGACTGGAATCTTCACGTTCCGTCTGGCTGCCAAAATCCGCCATGTCAGAGTTGGAACTGAAGCCGCCCCCATCTCCATTGGACGAATCGCCGCCGCCCGAGTCTCCACCCTCTGCACCACCACCAACCTCAAAGTGCTGGCGCACCTCACCACCATGAGCGTAGTGAGCAAATCCCTTCTTCAGGATCGAATCGCGCATCTCGGGAGTGATCTCGATGCCGGGGAGAGTAACGTCATTTCCACCGTTGTCCTTAACGACATGGGAGGTAGGCTGGATCTTGTCTGTATGGGGCTTTAGAACACGACGAAGAGCATTAGGCAGAATCTTGCCGTAATACTCAGTCATGCCCTTGCCGCCCATAAACAACTGCTGACCAGTTAGTTCCTGATATTCTGTGGAACCATCTTGAACGGAATTGCGATGTTGCATAAGTTCATTTGCAGCTTCTTTTCCAACGTATTCGTGCAACTTGTCTGGCTGCACGCGAACATCAAAAAGTTGATTTTCGTCTTTATGACCAGTCAAAAGATTGTGTTCTGGAAAATATCTAATTGTATCCATGTAATTCCCAAGATCGTACCTCTTTGCTTGCTCCTCTCCCGGAGTCCAGACGAGCTTGTTGTAGCCGCCGCGCGCGGCTTCGATCAGAGCGCGCTTAAGAGCAAGCTCGGTCCAATGATCGGTGTTGGTGATGTATGGGGCGAAATTCACTTTTTCATGCAACATCCTAGCAAGTCTTTCATCATGCAAATTAAGTTCTTCTGCAAGATTAATTAATTTTTCATTCTCATCTTTGTTAACAATAAGGCGGTTCCCAATGCCATATTTTTTTTTCAAAAAATTTTGGTATTCTTCAAGTTTTTTTTGTGAAATGTCTCTTGCCTTAATTAAATCTTTATCAATAAAGCCTTTTTCTCTTCCTTCCTGCGCCCAGTCGGATTGAACCTCCTCAAGGTGAAGAACGTCATTGTCAAAACCTCGATCCTGCATTCGCAGATGAGCGATTACATTTGGTTGCTTCCAATGATTTGATTTATAAAGTGTATCTGGATGATCTAGGCGAAGAAGGATTTCGCGATATCCCCTTTGGGATGGAGTTTCGTTTTCATAACGATTTCCAATGGTCCAATCTTTGTATCTTGTAGGCTCTTGATCTGGAAGAGGAGCCTCTCTATCCATGTGCTCATCGCGTCTATCGCGAAGCTCATTGGATTTACGCATTGCAGAATGTCTTTTATATTCATCCTCTTCTGTATAAACAATATCGTCATATTTTTCAATTTCATCTTTATAAATATTTTTTATTTCCTCCCTTTTGCGAAGAATTTCAGGATCAATCTTTTTGCCAAGAACAACTTCCGTAATCTTGGGGACATTCTTCTCGAAATGCTGCGCGAGATCGTCTCGGTTCACCGTCTTCTGATCGGCAAAAGCCTTCCCGGCACCGGACCACTCAAGCTCGGAGGGCTTCACCCCCTTCATGGTAGCCATCATCTGGGATGGACTGCCCTTGGCTTGGGGGAGGGAACGGGCAGCTTCGGCTGCTGCGCTGTAGAAGCCACGGTCATCTAGCTGACGAGGCTGGTCTACGTCCCCGCCAGAGGCGTATCCGACCGCTCCACCACCCGTCTTTGTGATATTTGCGTCATTCGGATCAAAGTTTCCGCTGTTCCCAATGGCAGACTTCACCTGATGAGGGCTGAATACGATTGTCTCAAGCCCTTCACCGGTCTCTGGATTGAACTTTGCAGAAGAATTCATGTGAAAAATGCCGTCATACCCGGCAGCTTTCAGCTTTTTTAGGTCATCCGAGTGGATATACATAGGAAATCCGCTGGATTTAGATCCAAATTTCCTATCAAGCTCCCTTTTGCCCTCTTGATCGCTCTCATCATAGTAAAGAGGGTTCTCAATCTTTACATAAAGGGGCATTACATTCGCCCCTTCCTTGAATTCACCTGTTCTTTCAAAGATATTGTGTGCCGCTGGCTGGCGATTCTTGTCTGGAGTCAGCCAGATAGCCTGCCCAGAAAGATTTGGCTTATGCCCACCGGGGATGAACTCTGAAAAGCTCTTGGGAGTGGCGTGGTAATGCACCCAAGGCTTGCCTTCACCGTCAATTGCCTTGCTGTTACCAAACCACTTCTTGAAGTTCTCCTCTCGATTGACGCTGGGATTGCTGGCAGGAACCCCGCCAAGAGCAAACCTGCGAGGAGCCTTCGCAAGTCGCAGGGCATTGCGGATGATCTGGTCGTAGTTCATCGAAAACTCCCGCCTGTCAGCCCTTTTGAGGCTTCCTGATCATGTCACCAGACCTATTGATAGAAAATCCATGCCTTTTGTACCAATCTTTCAGGTCTTTTGCGTTCATTCCGCCAGAACCATAGGGTTTTGCATGTCCAGTAATCGTAACTCCATGCTTATCAGCGAGATTTTTGATGTATTGAAGCGCCTGAGTCCCCTGTCCGCGCCTTTTTGTCAACGCTTTGATAGAATTTACATGAATTTCGTCATCTCCAGACTTTCCCATTTCAATTTCAGCAAAGTCAGACCTAGGTTCCAGCCCTGTTTTGGTGTTCAAAAGCCTAGACCTGCTATCAAAAGGATGATCCCAAGTGTCATCTTTGTACTCGGACATCATCTTTTGAGCTGGAGAATCGACTGTAGATGCTCCGCTCTTGGCAATCCTGATGGCATTGCCGATGTCATCATCGTCAGCCATCAGACGCCCCCGACGCTCTTGTCAGTCGCAAGCTCATTCAGCGCAGGACGGATCAGCGGAGCCACCAGACCGGCGCTCTCGGGGTGGACGGCGAGGTTCTGGGCGAGGTCGATAAGCTGGATGCGCTCCTTCGACAGGCGATCTTCCTTCTTGCTCTCCAGATCAGCCTCGGAGTAGCCCATCTCAGCTTTCGCCTTCTCGGCATCGATGTTCGTCTTCGTGACCTTGCTGTGCGCGTCGATCTGCGTCTTCGCGTTCTCAAGCTGGAGCTTCTCCATCTGCCCCTGAACATCAGCCTGCGCGCGCATCGTGTCCGCGTCAGCCTTCTGCTTGTCGATCTTCAGGCGCTCCATCTTCTCGATCAGTTCAGGATGCGGCCTGCCTTGAGCTTCCATCGGAATCAGGAACTGCTCGGGGTTGCTCCAGCCAATCGTCTTCAGGGCTTCCGTGTCAATCGCAACGGGATCGTACATGTTGGGATTGGCAGCCTGAAGCTGCTTCAGGGCCATGACCTTCATCACTCGCTGCGTATGGCTGGCCGTGTTGGGATCAGCCTGCGGCACAAGCTCGCAATCGTTCAGGGCCTGCACGAATGTCTGCTCGTTCCACTCGATGCTGGGCTTCTTGCACCGCTGCCAGAAGCTCTCAGGATGCTCGCGGAAGCACCTCACCAGAAGCTGGAACTCTTCGGCCTGCGCGTTGTGCATACGCTTGTGGACGGCATTCATCACCTTCGTGGCCTGATCGATCAGGGCTAGCGTCGTGCCGACCGGCGCATCAGCCTTCCCCTCGCCAACGGCAAGCTCCGACGTTCCACCGACCCTCGCGCCCGTCTCGCCCATGTTCTGGACGAGGTTCATCAGCGCACCGCTCGGTTCCTTGTACGGCAGCGGCATCACAGCCTGACTGATCGGCATCCCGCCGGTCTTCACCAGCGCACCACCACCCGGAGGAACACGGAAGATGTTCGTGTTCTGGCGCGCACCCGTGTCTGCCATCAGGAAGCCGGGGAAGTTCGCGTACATCCCAGCGTCCAGCAGTTCGCGCCAAGCAGCAGTCATCGCATTGGTCGTGTTCCCGAGAATGTGCAGCAGGCCGATGTCGTAGAAGCCCATGCCCGGAACGAAGGTGTACTTCACGAACACCTGTCGTGCTTCGGGAAGATCGCCATCCTCTTCGTCGTAGTTGCGAACGACGGACAGGATCTGCTTGGTCGATACATCAATCGTCACGCGATACGGGATCTCAAGGCCAGAGTGCTTGCCCTTGTAGCGATGCTCAAAGCCCTGAATGTCCAGTTCGCAGTAGCACTCGTAGATCTCACGATCACGATCATCAGGGTTCATCGTCCCTTCGGAGATGCCCTGCTGGGAGTTCTTCTCTCGCTGGACGCTATCAAGCTGCGGCTCAAGCGGTGTCGAGAGATCAATGTCCTTGTACACGCCAAGGATCTGGAGACGCTTCACGACGCTGGGACGCATGAAGACGCGATGCGTGATGCGCTTCGCGTTCCGCAGGTCCGTCGCCATGTTGTTGACGATCAGGTCATCGGCATCGACGCTCTCGCTCACGGGGCGATTGCGGATCGGGCAAAAGTACACCTTCTTGAAGGCAGACCCGCCAAAGCCAAGCATCAGCAGCATTCGATCCGTGTCCGGGTAGTACTCGGACGCGACGCTGGTCAGGTAGTGGTTGAGATCCTTCTCCAGAGCCTCCGCAAGCCTGTCCTGCTGCGGTGTGCTGCCCGTGGCGTCGTTGCGGATCTTCACAGGCCCATCGGTCGGCAGAAGCTCGCTGCGGGCATTGGCCTGAAAGCGCAGCACAGCCTCCAGCAGCAGCGGATGCCGCACCTTGCTCATGCCCTCGACCGGAGCGCCATCGCTCGCGCCCTGCAAGCCGGGGATCTCGATCTTCAGCCCCAGCAGCTTGATGCCCTGCGCGCGGTCCTCGATCCAATCCTTGCGGCTCTGGAGATCGTCCCCGATACCGCGCATCAGTTCTTCGCTGATACGGCTCAGTTCGCCCTGATCGATGTCATCGACAAGGTTGCGGAACCACTCCTTCGCGTACTCAGCCTCGGACTGCCCCTCCTCGCCAATGCCCTTGCCATCCAGCGAGATGCTGATCGAGCCATCCTCATGCTCGATGCGGAGAAGCTCGCCGCTATCGTTGCGCTCCTCCTTTGGCTGGCCCTCATCGATCTCGACAACAACCCCCGGCCCCGCCTCCTCTGCATCCAGAGACGGGAAGACCTGACGAAGATTCGGCACAAGGCCGGGAGTCATGGGCATGATCAGCCACCCTCTACGGAGATGCGCTCCATCTCGGCAACGAAGCGACGGATACCTTCCTGAGCCGCCATAGTATCATTGGGCGCAAGAATTTCATAGTTGCGCTTTTCAGCATGGGGAGGCTGGCCCCAGACATGCACCGCGAAAAGCCCAAGCTTCTTGGGATTGCTCGGTCGGATGACATCTACAGTCGCGCTAGCAAGAACCATTTTCCCCTCTCGATCTGGTGCCGGATGCAGGATTTGAACCCACGACAAACGGTTTACAAAACCGCTGCTCTGCCAACTGAGCTAATCCGGCGTTTCATGCAATCTATCCGATGATCCCATTCCCCCATAGTCGCTTTTCGCTCAATCCCCGTGTGGCACCCGGAACTGGTCCTGAGTGACACCGGAGGAGCGTTGGCGTTCTTCACTCTCCCGACCTCTATAGCCCACCTGCCCTGTATCGGGGGCCAGCCGCCCGTGCCAGACAATCCCTGTCTGGTGGGTCTGGGATGTTCTCCAGAGGCACACGGTTCATTGGGTGGGTTGCGCTGGTCGAAAAGTCCCTTTCGGGCAAAAAGGCCCCGAATCGAAAGAGTGGACGACGTTGATGTGTCCCTCCGCGCTTCTCCTGCATCCCACCACAAGGGTGATTCAGATTCGTCACGCGGGTGCTTGCCAACTGTCTGGCAATGTGCGACTAAACGCACATGGCCCGGCTTGGACGGCAAGCGTGGGTCCGCGATCTCAGAGGCTGCGAACCTCGTGCGATCAGGGAGCCGGGGGGCCTTACCCTCGGCTCCCAACCTCTTGCACAACCAGATGATCGGATCAAGCTCAAACCGCATACAGCGGTGGAGGCGCAGAGCCAACATGGCGCGTCTTCTCGTCCAGATCAGCCGTCCACTCAGGCCCCCGGATGATCAGCCCGGTCTCGCGCAGGTGCCGCAAAGCCATGCTCACCGTGTCCACAAGATCGTCGTGCTTGCCCTTCGGGAACGTCGAGCATTGCGTGATCACCATGTCGGACCATGACCGCTCGGGCGCGTAGATCAGCCCCTCCGCGAAGAGATGTTGAACGCTGTATAGCCTTGCCAACTTGTCCTGCCCCTTGGGATCGACAAGCTGCACGGCGAAGGACTCATGGCTGTAGAGCCTGCGGATCTCCTGCGCGACGCTGTGGCCTGCTGCCTTGTTCTCGATGAGGATCTTGTCCACCTTGAACTTCCGCATGGTGTCCGCGACCTTCGTCACAAGCTCATGCAGTTCCAGTCGCTCCTGCCACGCGAACATCATTATCGCTCGGGGATGCTCTTCCGTGTAGGTGCGGGTCACGGAGGACATCATCTCGCCGCCCGGTGCAATCGTGCGCGTCACCTGAGCCTTGCCATCCCCGCCAGAGAAGATCCCCCACACGGTCATCGCAGACAGGTCGTTCGATGTCTTCGTCGTGTACGCAGTATCCAGCGATGCGATGACGTAATCGACGCCGGGATACATCTCCTGATCCCATAGCTGCCACCACTCACGCTTGATTACTCCACCACCCTTTGGCTCGGGACGCTGCTGCAACTGCCCCGCAGCCGTCCAAGGCCCCATCTGCTTCTCAAGGACCGTGACCTCCTCTTCCCCGAAACGCTCGGGCCACAGAAGCTCACCAGCCTCCTTGCGCGGGTCTTGCCAGCCGATGCTGGTCACATAGCTGCGCTCAGGCTCGTAGCGCATGGGAAGCATCAGGTGCGTCCACAGGCCAGACTCGCGAGACAGGATATGCCCCGTGAGATCCTCCTCGCTCAACCGCTGCTGGATCACGACGAAGGCACCCGTCTTGGGATTGTTCAGTCGCGTCGATAGCGCACCATCCCACCACTCGATGGTGGTCTCGATGGTCGCCTCGCTGAACGCTTCCTGCGCTGCGTTGGGATCATCCACGACGATGATGTTGCCGCCCTCGCCCGTCAGCGCAGAGCCGACCGATGTCGAGAGCCTGCTGCCTCCCACCGTGTTGTCGAACCTCGTCTTCGTGTTCTGGTCTCCAGTCAGGGCGAACCTGCTGCCCCACAGCGATTGATACCAAGGACTCTCGATCAGCCTTCGACACTTCGTGCTATCGCGCAGGCTCAACTGCTGGGCATAGCTCGCATGGAGGAACTGCACTCCCGCGCCAGAGGTATCCGACTGCCAAGGCTGCGCCCATACCCAAGCCGGGAACGCCACGCTGGTCAGGCTCGACTTCGCGCAGCGAGGCGGGATGTTGATGATCAGCCTGC